GCTATCAATACCACAAGTGTTATTACTTTAGATAACACTACTGTTGCGGACATGAACCGCAAGCTCAACTTTGGTACGCCCTCACAGTCTATTCCTTCAGAGTTCTGCTTTAGTGGTGTAGATGGTAGTGGCGACACAAAGATTGATTTGTTCCCAGTTCCTGATGGCGTATATACATTAAAGTTTGATGTAACTGTTCCGCAGGCTAATCTGTCTGCTGATGGCACATCTGTCAAAGTCTTGGACTACTTGGTTGCTCAAAGTGCTTATTCTCGTGCTTTGATTGAGCGTGGTGAAGATGGTGGAACAAACTCTTCCGAGGCTTATGCTCTGTTTAGAGGGATGCTATCTGATGCGATTGCATTGGAGTCCACTCGTTATCCTGAAGATAATTTCGTGGCGGTCTAATGTCTAAACAACTCCAAAGTTACAGTCTATCAGCACCAGGCTTTTATGGCCTGAATACTGAAGACTCGCCTCTTGATTTAGGGGCTGGCTTTGCCTTGGTCGCAACAAACTGCATCTTGGATCAGTATGGTCGTATTGGTGCTAGAAAAGGCTGGACAAGGGTTAACTCCTCCTCTGGCAATCTAGGTGCTAACGATGTTGGTGTTATCCATGAATTAGTCCAAAACGATGGGACTTTGACAGTTCTATTTGCTGGCAACAACAAGATATTTAAACTTGGTGCATCCAATGTGGTGACTGAGTTGACCTATGGTGGTGGAGGTACTGGCCCTACTATCACAGCATCTAACTGGCAATGTGCAACCTTAAATGGCATTGCATACTTCTTCCAAACTGGTCACGATCCACTTATATATGACCCCGCAGTAAGTACAACTACTTATCGCAGAGTTTCAGAGAAGTCTGGTTATGTAGCTACAGTTCCACAAGCCAACATTGCTATTTCAGCATTTGGTCGCTTGTGGGTGGCTAATACTACTTCTGACAAAGTAACAGTTACCTTCTCTGATCTGATTGCAGGTCATGTATGGGGGGGTGGTACTTCAGGCTCATTAGATGTTTCTCGTGTATGGCCTAATGGTGCAGATGAAGTCATGGGTTTGGCAGCACACAATGATTTCTTGTTTATCTTTGGTAAGAAGCAGATTCTTGTTTACTCGAACGCTTCTACGCCCGCATCTCTTGTTCTGAGCGACACAGTAGGTTCTATTGGGTGTATCGCAAGGGATACAATTCAAAGCATTGGCTCTGACGTTGTATTCTTGTCAGACTCAGGTGTTCGCTCATTGATGAGGACTATTCAAGAAAAGTCTGCTCCTTTGCGAGACTTGTCTAAAAATGTTCGTTTTGATCTAAATTCATCATTGGCAAGTGAGACATTGGCTAATCTAAAGTCTGTTTACTCAGAAAAAGAAGCCTTTTATCTGCTTGTTTTACCCGCAACATTCCAAGTTTATTGTTTTGATACCAAACAGTCTTTGCAAGATGGTGCGTCACGGGTCACTAAATGGGATTCTATTGCGCCAACATCATTGCGTTCTTTGCGGAATGGTGACTTGTATATTGGCAAAAATGGGTATATTGGCAAGTATGGTGGTTATTTAGATGACACATCTACGTACCGATTTGCGTATTACACTAACAATGCAGACCTTGGCAACCCAAATCAGATTTCTGTTCTGAAGACTATTTCAGCCATTGTCATTGGTGGCTCAAATCAGTTCTTAACTATCAATTGGGGCTTTGATTATTCAGGTGCTTATCAAGCTCAAAATATCTATATTCCCACGCAAGTCTCTTATGAGTATGGAGTTGCTGAATACAACATTGCTGAGTACACAAGTGGTATCGCAATTAAGACATTGAGAGCAAACGCATCTGGTGCGGGAAAGATTGTCCAGACAGGTTATGAGACAACCATTAACGGCACACAGTTATCCCTACAAAAGATTGAAATTCAAGCCAAAGATGGCAGAACAGCCTAAGAGGTAAACATGAGCAATTACACCAAAACAGTAAACTTTGCGACTAAGGACAACTTATCGCCTGGCAATCCTCTAAAGATTGTTAAAGGTACTGAGATTGACACTGAGTACAACAACATTGCTACTGCTGTTGCGACAAAGACAGATAACTCTGCTGCCGCAATTACTGGCGGTACGATCACAGGTATCACCGATCTAGCTGTTGCTGATGGCGGTACGGGTGCATCTACTGCCGCTGCCGCATTAAACAACCTATTGCCTAGCCAAACAAGCAACGCAAACAAGTATCTTCAGACTGATGGCACAAACGCTACTTGGGATGCAGTAAGTCTTTCAACTGCTGACATTACAGGAACTCTTGCTGTCGCAAATGGCGGTACTGGTGTAACTTCATCTACTGGCACAGTTGCTGTAGTGTTGTCAAACTCGCCAACACTGGTAACTCCCGCCCTTGGAACACCGAGTGCAGCAGTTTTAACAAATGCTACGGGTCTGCCTATTTCAACAGGCGTGAGTGGTCTGGGTACTGGTATAGCAACTCTTTTGGCAACACCATCTAGTGCCAACTTAGCCTCTGCGATTACTGATGAAACAGGATCAGGCGCATTGGTGTTTGCTACTAGCCCAACACTTGTGACACCTATTCTTGGAACTCCTACTAGCGGTACTTTAACCAATGCAACTGGTTTGCCTATCAGTACGGGTGTATCAGGATTGGGAACAGACGTAGCAACCTTTTTAGCGACTCCTAGTAGTGCAAACTTAGCGGCAGCTTTGACTGATGAAACTGGAAGTGGAGCAGTAGTATTTGCAACCTCTCCTACCCTAGTAACTCCTGCTTTGGGAACTCCAAGCGCATTGGTTGGTACAAACATTACAGGAACTGCCTCTGGCCTGACTGCGGGTAACGTCACGACAAATGCCAACTTAACAGGTGCAGTTACTTCTGTAGGGAATGCAACTTCTTTAGGCTCATTTAGTTCTGCTAACCTTTTGGGTGCTTTAACTGATGAAACAGGAACAGGATCGGCTGTATTTGCTACATCTCCAACATTGGTGACTCCCATTCTAGGCACACCAACAAGTGCAACATTGACTAATGCAACAGGCTTGCCTTTGAGTACAGGCGTAACAGGCAATCTACCCGTCACCAACTTAAACTCAGGCACATCAGCCAGTGCATCAACCTTTTGGCGTGGCGATGGTTCTTGGGCAGCACCATCAGGATCAGGAACAGTTACTAGCGTTTCAGTTGTTTCTGCCAATGGTTTTGCGGGGACAGTAGCAACTGCCACATCAACCCCAGCAATTACAGTCTCAACATCTATTACGGGTGTTTTAAAAGGCAACGCAACGGCAATCTCTGCGGCTACTGCGGGTACAGATTATGTAGCACCCGCTACAGCAACAACCTTTTCAGCTACACAGACATTTGCTGGCTCATCATCTGTACTTGCAGAAATCTTAAGTAATGCGGCAGAGATAGCCACAGTATCAGCTACAGCGGCTACAGGAACTATAAATTACGATGTAACCACTCAATCGGTTATTTACTACACAAGTAACGCATCAGCAAACTGGACAGTTAACTTCAGAGGTTCTAGCGGTACTTCACTGAATACTTTGATGACTACAGGTCAATCAATGACTGTGGCTTTCTTGGTTACTCAAGGCTCTACCGCTTACTACAACTCTGTGGTGCAAGTAGACGGCACAACTTTGACCCCTAAGTATCAAGGCGGTACAGCGTATGCGGCTGGTAATGCAAGCTCAGTTGATGTGTATATGTACACAATCATCAAGACAGGCAGTGCGGCATTTACTGTGTTCACTTCACAGACTAAGTTTGCTTAAAGGAAAACCATGCCATTAGTACAAACAAGGGGTGCGGCATCGGCTCAAGGCTTTGGTGAGTTTGCACAAGCATCTGCTGTGCCTAACTACATTGAAGAAGTTTTCTCCTGTTTTCTTTACACAGGCACAGGTGCTACTAAAACAATTACCAATGAAATAGATTTGTCTACCAAAGGTGGAATGGTTTGGATTAAAAATAGAACATTTGCAGGGTCAGACCATAATTGGTTTGATACTGCCCGTGGTGCTACAAAAAGAATAAAATCAAACAATACTGATGGTCAACTTACAACAGCGGGAACATTGGATTCCTTTAACACAACAGGCTTCACATTAGGAAGTCAATCAGGTGTTAACTTCAACACTTATCTTCATGCCTCATGGACATTCCGCAAGCAACCAAAGTTTTTTGATGTTGTGACTTATACAGGGACAGGTTCAAACACAACTATTGCTCATTCATTAGGTTCAGTCCCAGCTTGTATTATTGTAAAGCGTACAGATACAACTGGTGCATGGCAGGTTTACCATCGTTCATTAGCAAACACAGAATATCTTAGTTTAAACACTACAGCCGCTGTAGCAACTGGTGCAACAAGATGGAATAGCACAACACCAACAAGCACAGTTTTTAGCATTGGAACTGATGCAACTGTTAATGCTTCTGGTGGCACATATGTGGCTTATATCTTTGCCCATGACGCAGGAGGCTTTGGCCTAACTGGTACAGACAATGTGATTTCGTGTGGGTCTTATACTGGTAATGGCTCTGCAACAGGCCCAGAAATTACTCTTGGTTATGAGCCTCAATGGTTGATGATTAAAAAAGCAGTTGGTGGAACTGGTAATTGGCAAATGCTTGATAATATGCGAGGTATTCCAGTTGGTTCTGATGATGCAGCTTTGAGAGCAAATTTAACTAGTGCTGAAGCCCCTGTCGAATACGTTAGTCCAACGTCTACGGGCTTTCAAATTACTTCAACCAGTGGCGAAGTTAACACTAATACGTCAACCTACATCTACATAGCCATTCGTAGAGGCCCAATGAAAGTGCCTACAAGTGGGACT